CGACCGCGACCACCGATGGCCCGTATTTGGTGACCATCTCTGCGGCCCAGCGAGTCAAGTCGGTAAGGATGGGCAGCAGTTCCTTTGCCGCAGCGATCTGTACTGTTTGCCACGCGCCTGCAAGCGCCTCTTGCGCGCCCGCGAGAGTGTTGGCCTTGGCGGCTGCCTGTTCCTCGATGGTCGCAGCCCCGGCAATCGCCTTGGTCATGTCGATCCAGCCCTCGGTGCCCTCAGCCATCAGCGTCTGCAACGCCTTCATGCCGTAGGTGCCCGCGATCTGCTGGACGTAAGCGTTCTTTTGCTCCTCAGTCATCCCCGCCATACTGGTCGTAAACTGCTTGACGATGTTAGATAGGCTGCGCATGTTGCCTTCTTCATCGTATAGGCTGATACCCAGCTCATCGATCGCCGCTTGAGTCTTTTTCGTCGGCCGCATCATGTTGGTCAACATCGACTTGAGCGCTGTGCCTGCCTCGGCCCCGGTGATGCCGCGTGTCGACATGATGCCAAGTGCAATGTTGAGTTCATCGAGGCCGAACCCGAACGCCGCCGCCGTCGGCCCAATGGTAGAATATGAAGCCGCCAGATCGCTCACGCTCGCCACAGACGCATCGGCGGTTTTCAGCATGTCGTTCATCGCCCAGTTGACGAACTTTGTACGTTCCTCTACTGTTTCCAGCCCACCGCCGAACGTCGCCAGCGTGATCGCCGCGACTTCAGAGGCTCGATCCATGTCCAGCTCACTGGCTGCGGCGAGGTCGATGGACGCCCGAAGCGCACCACCTAGTGAGGCGGTATCTGCCATGTAACTGTCGAGGTCGCCAAATATCTCGTTGGCAGTCAAGCCCGCCTTGAACAAGTTGGTGATCGAATCAGCAGTCTGCATCGCGTCCACGCCAACCAGGCGGGTATCGCCGCCGACCTTGAGCGTCGTGGCAGATAGTTCTTCCAGCGTCAGCCCGTAGCCCTTGGCTGCAATGTTTAGGATCGATAACTTGCCTTCGTATTCTGTAGCGACGCCGATCGCGTCTTTGGTGACCTTTGCAACGGCCACGCCCGTTCCAATCACCGCCGCCGTCGCGACGCCAAGGCCGATCCCTGCCATCCTACCCAGCCCGCCCAGCGTCCGGCCCAACCCGGCCAGCACCATCGAGGCGTTGTCTTTGGCGTTGACGATGATGTCCAGTTTATAGCTGGGCATGGTCACGCTCCCATTCTAGCTGTATGATCTCGTCATAGACGCGCTTCTGGCCTGCCGACATGTTTTTCCTGCCGTTTCGGTTGAAACTATCGCACGCATAGTAGATCGAACGCAGCACGTCATACCGCGACAGTCGCACGATGTCCTGGTCGTCCAACGCCCCCGCCTGCGGTGGGATGTGATAGGTGTCGCACCACATCGCCTCCATCAGCTCTTGTGGGCACGGCCCCTTGCCGTCAGCGTATGCACTGACGGCTAGCTTGAGTTTGGGGACACTACCGCCCCGTCTGCAAGATGCGACTGCAACCACTTCATCTCGTAGTCCTGCAGATCCCACAGCGCATCGCTGAACCCGTCCGCGCCCGGTTTGGGCATCGGCTGTTCGTCGTTGTCGGTCCACGTCCAGTCCAGGATCTGGCGCTTGAGCACGTCGATCAGCGCCTCGATCAGCGCGGCATAGCTGGCGACGTCCTGCTCTGATGCGCCCTGTGCCAGTTGCGCGATCTGAACAGAACGCAGCGACACGGAGCGCCGGAAGCGCACCCACTCGCCCGCGTGCGGGTAGTATTCCGTGCCCTCGTCGTCCTGAATGACCAGATCGTCACTCTTGACGACGAGGGACGGCACAAACTTCGTCCGCTTTACTTTTGTCATCGGTTCCCCCTACTCACTATCCTAGCTGAATCCCGTCGGCGTCAGCGCGCCCGTGCCGGTGAAGTCGGCTGTCTGCCCCACCGCGCTGGACATATCGCCGGACGACCCGAACCCAAAGATGGCCGATCCGCTGTAGTACGTGGTCTGGTCGGTGCTGTCCGGGTAGATCACCAGCGCGCACGTGCCATCGTAGGCTGCCGCCGTGGCCAGCACCTTTGTGGCCTGGTCGTGCAGCGCCGTGATCGACCCCGACCAGCCCTTGAGGCCAGAAAAGTTGCTCTTCCACTCGTCGTTGAAAACCGCGTACTCTGTCGCGTCGTGCGCGATCGTGATGTCCCAGGCGTTGGCGCCGAAAATCTCTGTATCTGAGACGTAGATCAGCCCGTTCTTTCCATTTGTTGGTGTTATACTTCCGATTGCCATTGTGCCTCCGCTATGGTTCGTTCACGATACACCTCCCCAGGTGTGACCCCTTTAGAAACGAGTAGCCAGGAGGAGGGGGAAGCCTCTTTTCGCCTGCCGGCTAGGCTACTCGTATCACCCTATTTAGGTTCAACCTTTGTCAGGCCGATCTTCCAGTCCAGATCCACGATCGCCTCGTCGGCGTAAGTCGTGGTGTGAACTGTGACAACACGATCCCGCGCCACATCCAAGATGAGCCGGCTGCACTGGTCATACTGGATGCCCACGGCCCCGCATAGTTTCTTGAGTAGATCCTCGCCAATCACAAATGTTGCCATCGTTCCCCCTTTACACTAGCCCCTCCAGTGCAGGTACAACGATCTCCCGCGCTCGGTTCAGAAACGTGCACGGTTGCACCGCCTCCAGTGCCGCCGCCGCCATCTCGCACCGCTCTGCCTCGTGGCTCAGGTAGTAATCGATCTGGATCTGCATGTCGTCAGGGCCGTGGTACGTCGCCACGCTGTCCCCGAACACCTCGCGCAGCTCGGGGCGCGCATCGTCGCACAGTTGGAACGCGCCGCAGGCTGCGATCTCGAATGCGCGCGGCCCCAGGCTGTACGCCCCGGTGACGTGCCCCTCCGCGCCCGCCTTGACCGTCCGGTGGTGGTTGAGCGCGATCCGGGTGCCCGAGTACCACAGCACCATGTCGTCGTTGTCGATCACCGCCGGCTTGTCCCCGGCCCCAAACTGTGCCAGTCCCACCGATGCGTTGTAGGCCGAGAGGTCGAGCTGATCGAGCAACGCCTGCCGTTCAGGCCACAGCGTGCCGTAAAAGAACACATCTGTGCCGTGCTCGCCGTTGACTTTGTGCGGATAGTGGCGCGCCGGGTCGTAGCTGTGCGGCACGTAGACAATCGGCGCCTCGCACACCTCACCCAGATCGGCCACGCTGCTGCGGTCGTTTGTGAACGCCAGTGCGACGTCGCCCTGGTTGATCACCTTGGCCTGGAATTCATCGGCATACGGCGACTCTGTGAGCAGCACCGCCATAGGCACACCCAGAACGTGCGCGTGGACGTAAGCCCGCCGGTGTAGCCCGATGCCCATGATCGCCAGGATCACGTCCGGCTTGTGGTCGATGATCTCAATGGCGACCCGCTCCGATGCCAGCAGTTGCGCCGCGCCGGACGGGAATGTCATGCCACGGTTCACGGACAGCCACCCCAGGTAATCGAGGTAGAATTTGTACTGGGTGTGAAAGTCGAACGCGAACACCTCGTGCCCCAGCGCCCGCAGTGCCGCCTCGTAACCCGTCGCCACGTCGAACGGCGACCACGTGGCCCCCGGATAGATCAACAGAATCCTCATCGCTCCCCCTCCACCGCCCCCCGACTCGCCCGACTGACCACGACCTGTACCTTGTTCATCCAGTGTATCCGTTGTGTATACCGCCACACCTCCTGAAGATAGATGAGATCCGAGTGATAGACTGGATCACCTCCCTCCCCGTCGGTGGCAATGGCCCAAATGCACGCGTCCCACACGTGCAACCGAACCGCGACGTTACAGCCGCCAATGTGCCCGTGGATCGGCTGCCCCTGCCACACGAACTGATCGGGTAAAATGCCAAACTCCGCGTTGTGTACCTTGAACACGATCACGTCCGGGTCATACGCCCGCGCCGCTGCCTTCAGGTCGGACACGAACCACGGTGAGGCCAGCAGGTCGTCGTCATCCAGAATCATCACGTATTCCCCGCGCGGCTGAACGTTCAGGAATAGCCGGTTGGCCTCTGCCACGCCCACGCCCACGGTGTCCCGTAGGATGATGTGCTCCAGGTCGAGATCGGCCTGCCCGAGCACGGCGCGCCTGCACTGCTGCAGTGCCTCGGGCCGGTTGTAGGTTCTGGTACAGATGCTCAAAAACGCCACTAGTCCCCCTCGATCGGTATCGCGTCCAACTCCTCAGCGTCCACAATCCGCACCGGGTACAGACCGTAGGCGTACAGCTCTGCCACGTTGCGCAGCGCCCGCCGCGTGTCCCCGCTCACCAGCCAGAACGTGTGCGACGTCGCCAGCTTGGCATAGTACCAGCCCGCGCGAGGTGGGCCGCCGGTCTCGCCCTTCCACGCGGCAATGAACCCGGCGCGGTCCTGCTGTCCGATCAGTACCACCTCATAGCCGAGCCCGGTCAGGTCGGCGGGGTAGATCGCGCTCTGGTGCTCCTCGTATGGGTTGCCGCCCGTCGCGCCCTGCTCCCAGATGCCCCAGGGACAGCCGGTGACCACCAACGGTGCCAGCGTCTCGAGGTGTGACAGGACGCCGGGCCACTCGTCGGCGGGTAGGTGCTCGGGACCGTGCCACCACAGCACGGCGTCGAATGAATGCCCCCACCCGGCCACGTCGCGCACGTCGCCCTGGGTCACGCTGTCAAACACGTCGGCGGCTGTCGTCTCATAGTGCGCCACGTTCTCGCTGAACGCCTCCAGCAGATGAACCTCGCACCCGGCCTCGCGCAACGCTGCAACGAACGTCGGCGCCGCGTGCCGATTGGCGCCGATGTACAGCACGCGCCCAC